CCGAAGTCATCATGCGGTGCTCCCTCGCCCAGAGATGGACATGCGGCACCTCTGGTATGATGCAGAGGAGAGCGGCGCGGGCTAGGGGCTGGTAGGCGGTGGGCATTAGGTTTCCGGGTTGGCAACTTTGAATCTGCACTTGGCAACGTCTCCTCCGCACCGCTCAATTTCGCTGCGGATTTGATCGCAGATTGAGCGGCGGGCTTTGATCGGCAGCCAGTCCCACGCCTTGATGGCGTCAGCGAGGCGTTTGAAGATGTCGCAGAACAGGGCTTCGACTTCGATGGCGTTGACTGATTCGCCGCGCAGGCGCTTGAGCTTCTCTTCTTGGATCTCAGCTTGCGATAGATTCTTGCGGTCGGTCGTTCCCATTTCGGACGGGGCAACCTTGGATGGATCGGCAAAGGCTTTCACCACGTCGCGCAATTTGTAGTGCTTGGAGTTTCCCTTCTTCGCGAAGTCCACACCGGTCAATCGGATTGCTGCGGTCGGGCGGGAGACGTCCCATCCGGCGCAGATGTTTGTCATTGTCAATGTGGCTGGTTTGCTCATGGGTTCGGATTAGTTTTGTTCATGCTGTTGATCCTAGTATGCGGATTTTTAATGGGATGACAAGTTGCTGATTTTTGGAAAAGTTTTCTTTTTGCAGCAAGGTCGTAAATCCTCGTTTTTTTTAAGCTTTTAGAGGAACCATTTTCTTTTTGGGACGATTACCTATGTCCAGCACTAGATATTGCTGTGGTCTGGTGATCTTAGTCATCTTGGTTAGGTTATCAGCTGCCCACAGTGGCTGAAGGTTCTGCCAGTTCCATGCCTGCTTTACTTGCTCTTCATCTGCATGGTCGTATAAAGACTTGGGCATGATGTGATCTATATGCCACTCACTAGAGTTATGCCATCCCATGCCCTTGGTGAATTGTGATTCGATATGGGCTTTCAAATACTCAAGCGAGCATCCGCAAAACTTCTCTAGTTTGCGCTGCCTATGAGTTCTGCCTCCTATTAGCTTCCGAAGTCCTGACGAGATACATGCGCGAAGACGAAAGGCAGGGTCACTGTGGTATCTCTTAGATGTTCGGTGTGTCGCAACTGAAGTATGTTTCGACCAATGACGCCGTTCGTCGTATTTCGACTCCTTTGCTTTTTCCCTAAGCCTCTGCTCTTCCATTAGTAAGTAAGCTTTCTCAAGCGTCGGGAATCGCATTCCCTTGCCGTAAGGTCGGAAGCTGGTCATCTCAAGGGGTTTCAAGAACTGACTTACTGTTGACTCAGCCACTCCCTGCCCTTTCGCAATTTCCTTGTTACTCATACCATTGGCAGACTGTATCAACGCCATTGGTATGCTAAGCTTCCCGAAGGTGCTACCCTTATACTGGCTGCCCTCCTTACCATGCTTCAATTTGCCTTGATACTTTAACACGTCCCAAGTATGCAGCCCTCGGTTCTTAGCCATGCCTCTTGGCTTACCGACGAAGCAAAGAGCGTTTGTCATCTCTTGCGGTGTCATACCTTGAATTCCCCCATAGCTTCCGTAAGTGTGTCTAGCTCTGCGCTTGTCAGCTTAACCTTGCCGCGTTTCACATCGTTGAGCTTGCCGCGATACATATTACACCACTTTTCAAGTGCGCGGGCATTGATCAATTGTAACCGCTCTTCCAGCCACTCCCATGTAATTTGTTTTTTCATGGCTTACTTATCCGACTCTTAGCGGAGAATGTCAACCCCTGTTCCAAACCCCGCCCCGCACTGCATGTGCCCCTGTCCCACGCTATCCACCGCTCACTCACACGCCGCACCACGCGCCTGCACGGTGTCACCCTATACCTACCGCAGCGTGACTGCTGCCCGGCATCCTGCGTGACACTGTGCGCCCGGCATCGCTGCTCGGCACCGAGGCTCTGCTCATCCTTGCTACGCTTCGGATTATAACGCCGCTCAGAATCCGTCAAGCTCATAATGTGCGGGGGCAACGTAACGCGTTGACTGTGTGCTGGATTGAGTCGGCTCATGCCCCCCCCCTTTTGCGCTGGTATATGTCCCTTGCTACGGCCAGCCCATGCACCTGCACCTCTGGGATGTCATAGAACATGTGCCCTTGATCGTCCTGGATGTCGTAGAGGGTGTCAGCAAATGGGTCGTCTGCGGGCGAGCTAAGTGCAAAGTCGATCACTCCCTCGCGTAGTGTATCGGCGGCGGTGAATCTCACGCGCTGGCAGGCTCTGTATTTCAGTTTGCTCATACAGTGGCTCCCTCTGGTGCTGCGGGCTGCTTGCGCCATTGATCGCCTTGACTAATAGCTTCAAAAGGGAAATTTATCCAGCGCTCATCGACCCAGAGCAATACGCGCGAATCCTCCGTCAGCCCATACTGCGCCGCATCCTCGCCCGCATACGTGCGTATCGTCGGGTCGCCGTGCCGTGCTGTCAGTGCGGCGTTGATGTCGTCGCCAAACGTTGCGCAGCCTGTCGACCAGTCGTAAGGTTTTGGTTCGGGCGGCTCGTAAGCCTCGATCACTCCCTTTAAGTGGCCTGCGTTTACATACGCTGATCCGATTATAATTTCAGGTGCTGTGGTGCCGCTGCAAAAAACGCCGTGCCATAATCCCGATATTTTGACTTTGCCGCCATGTTCTAGTTTCGTGTTTTCGTTTATCATTGTGTGTATTGGTTGATGGTTATTATTCTGGTGGTAAAAGCGTGATGCCTAATTCAGCCGCAAATACCGACACATTGTCAAGGTATGTTGTCATTTCGCGCACCTTCAGTGAGGTCGTGCTGGCGTAGTCCAGTATGATGCCTTTGGCAAAGTCCGCCATCTCGTGCGCCCCGTCCCGCCGTAGCTGTTTGACCGCCTGCACGCGGTCAGCAAACGTATCATCTGCGGCGCAGAGCAACGGCACTAGAAACCGCTCCTTGAAGACGATGTGTAGGCTCTCAGTGTCTTGCCCCGTCTCCTCGCAGATGATCGACAGCCATTTGCGGTATAGGCGGTTTTGCGCCTGCGAGCGTGTCAGCTCATACGGCTTGACCGTGACCTCGTAAAGCGTCTCGGCGCTCACCTGTGCGTTGTCAATGATCGCGTGCGCTCGTGCCACGTCGGCAGGGCTGCGTAGAATTACTCGGTAGGCATGGCTGCGTAGAATTACTCGGTAGGTCTTCTTGTTTGGTGGCATGATATCAGATCCCGCTTGTCACAGCGTCCCCATCACGCCGCTCTAGCTCAGCGCGTCCATACTTCATCGCTTGTTTGTCCTCGTTACGGCGTAGTCGGCTCGCGTCAGCCTCGGCTTGTTGCCATTTCGTCAGCGGCTTAAACTCAATGCCCTCGCCACGTAAGGCCGCGTCTAAATCGGCAGGCGTGCACTCTTCAAATCCGATAGTCAAATCTTCGCCACGAAATACCTGCGCTGATTCGGTCGGGTATTTGCGGCAGAAATCCACCCACGCGAATTGCTTCCAGCCGCCAGGCACGCGGTCAACCCAGTCAGCTGGTGCGGATGGCGTGTTCGACGCTGTGGAGTTGCGGCCCCGCCCTTTGGACGGGTGCAATCTGAAATAGTCGTCTGCGGTCGCTAGGATGTCCGCGTAGATATTGCAGAGCCGCTGCACGCTCTTAGGGCGCTTACTCAGATGGTCGTCAAACGAGTCGCCGTTCGATTTTGCTTTTGGTTTCGGGAGCCGCATAAACATGCGGACGGTTTCCGCTCCGGTTGCTGTGACGTGCGCCTCGATCTTTTTCCACGCTTTTGTCTCGCTCTCAGGTCGTTTAACATTGGGGTCAAAGTTCGGCGTCAGTCCCTTGATCAGCGTGATGTGAAAAGGGTGCAGTCCGCCGGGCTTGCGCTCTGGTATCATCGGCATGATCTTGGCTAGCGTCACCATCACGAGATGGTCAAGCGGGTCTTGGCTAGCTTTGTGCCGGGCTGCAATGCGGCGGTATAGCTCGCGGGCTTCTTCGTGGATCGTAGTCATGGTGTGTGTGGTTTGGTTGCGGCGCGAGGGTCGGACTTGCGCCGCGCACAGGTTAGTCTTCTAGCCCTAGGTCTTCCTGGTTGGGGTCAATCCTCCCTACCATCATCCCGTCCATTGTCTGCTGCTGACGCGTGCCAGCGATATACAATGTTGCGGCAGCGATTGCTTGGTTGCAAGTTGCCGCCTCGCCGGCAGCAAGTCCGCGCTCTTCTTTCTCCGAGCCTGCTGGCTCGTCGATCTGGATTAGCGGGGTCTCGCCTTTGTGCGTCTTGCCGTTTCGGAGCGCCTTCTTGAAGAGCACGCTGATTGATCGCGTCCCCTCGCTAGTGTGGCTCAGGTTGAAACCATACGGGCGCAGGGTTTCCTCGCCCTTCTTGCCAGCGTATGTGGTGGGTAGTTCAAGCACGCTGATTACAACGTCAGAGAGCGCTTGCATTGCGGTGAAGCATTCGTCCATCGGCTTTTCAGGTGACTCGCTCGTGCGGGTTTCCTCGCCTTGGTCGGAGTCATTGTTAATCTTTGAAAGCACGAGTTTCGGCTTGAGTATGAATTTGAGTATTTGCATGTGTAGTGGGATTGTGGATACAGCGTTGATTGAGCCTTGGCGCGCGCTGTGGGTGCGCGTCGGCTGGTTGATTAAGTTACGATTTTCAGGTGCTCAGTAAGTCCATCGGCAATCGCGTCGATGAACTTAATTGCGCTTTCTTTGGGCATTCCGTAAGCTACAAGATGCCCGTAAATATTATTCTTTGCATTTTTTACGAGTAATTCCATACTTGATTCCCACTCTTTCAGTGACAAAGGATTCACTTCCTCTTTGGGCTGCGCGGGCGCGGCATCACCCTTAGCCTTTTCCTGCGCCGCTACGCGCTCAGCGTGGCGCTTTGCTGCCTCGGCGTCCTGTTGCACTTTGAGCGCGGCGCGGCCTGCTTCTAGTGCTGCCTCGTCTTCGATAAACTTGGCGCGGCGTGCTGTGTTCATTTCCAGCGCGGTGCCTTGCAGTTCGCGGGCTTCGGCTAGGCGGTCGCCGAAGAACGACTGTGACAGCTCCACGGCGTTGATTGCTGCAATGTGCGCGTCCCATTCGGCCAGCGTTGCGGATCGGAACTCACCTACGCGGTGATGCCCGTTCTGCATCAGCTCCATCGCGTCCGTGATCGCTTTGGCGTGTGCTGCGACCTCCGCGTCGTATTGCGTGCGCGGAAAGAGGAAATCAGCCTTGAGCTCTGCGCCTCGGCTCTTTGCAATGCTGCGCTGAGCGTCAACCTTCTTAGCTTCCTGCTTGAGTGGATCGACTAGCGACTTTCCAGCGCGGTCGATGGCTGCGAAAAATTTACCGATCTTGAGGCCGATGCTGCCGTAGTGTTTGTGCTCAGCGGGGTTGGTTGGATCGAGGACAAGGGATTTAATTTCTAGCTCCAGCTTGTCGATTTCCAGTTTGAGCCGGTCGCCATTAAATAAGGCGAGCGGTGCGCTTTCGTCGATTTCGGGAATCGTAATTTCGTGTGGTTTTTTCATTTCGTTTTCGTGTGTGTGTTATGTGGTGAGGTAGAGGAACAGTTATATGTCCCAGTCCTCGAAATTGCGGCACTCGTCCGGCATCCATCCCAGCCGCGCAGTGCGTGGACTGATTGACTGCGCGACTTCGGCGAGAGAGGCTTCTTTTTCTGCTTGCACCTTATCGGGCGAGGCGGGCTTGTCGGTCTGGTCACTCATGCTCGTAGTGTAGTTGATTTGTGGATACGGTCGGGATGTCTATGCTCAGCTAATACGGGGCATTGACCTCTTTACCTGTTTCGGGATCGGTAGCTGTCGGCACCTCGTTGGACTTGGCCTCCGCTATGGCCATGTCTAGTTTTTTGAGTAGCCCGGTGAGCGCGGGAGTGTTAGCGCTTTCTGACTTTGCAAAGAATGTCTTGATTGCCTGTAGGCTCTTAATGTCGCCGTCAGCAGCGAGGTCAGAAAGCGGTTTGCCCTTCCACTTCGCCGGAGTCGCCAGCGGGTTGACAATCTCGAACCATTTCAGCTCGGCACGTTTGGCCGCCCATGCCTCGGCTTTTTCTGCGGGCGTCTTCTGTATGGTGGCGGGGTGTGGTGTGGTTGGTGTCGTGGCCTTAGGTGCAGGTTTCTCAGCCTCAGGTGTCTCGCCAGCGGGTAAGTCTTCACCTGCGTAAATATTGATGCCTAGCCCGAACATTGCCAGATTCTTAACTAGGCAGCGCATAATTGTTTTATTGATATCAAACATGGTCGCGCCTTCGCAAGTTTTCTGCCCGTAACGCGTTTCATAGGTATAGCTATCAATCTTCTGCGCTTTATTTGCTCCGTCCATGACAGGTAGCCACATTACATGACTTTCGCCCTCTGCCGTGACTTTAGTATGGCACATAAATCCGAGGCCAGGAGTGTTTTCGGTTTTACCTATTTCATATGTTGCATCAGGTGCCTCAGTCTTAAATATGCGCCATGCGTGTGCCCAAGAAAGATACGTTAGATCCTTCTTTTTTTCCGTGTGCTCACTTACGTTAATGCTTGATAGTCGAGCAAATAGCGGCTGGCGTGTGGCCTTTGTTTCCGCGCTCACTCGCTGCCCCCTTTGGCTACCTTGTATGCGAGGTCACTGACGGCGAGGTCGATGACTGCGCCGTCGCTGCGTCCGACGCCTTCGCGGTTGAGCCGTTTGACCGTCGCGTGCGTGGTCGGGGTGATGAACGTGTTGAGCCTCACGCGGTTGACGCGGGCTGCTTTGATTGGTGCTGGTTGATCTGTCATGGTGTGTGGTGTGGTTGCTGTGGTTGGTTGCTGTTGCAGGTCAGAAAGGAACGTCTTCGCCTAGCGGATCGTCGAGGTCAAATCCGTCGCCCTCGGGGGCGTCTGCCGTTTGCACGGTGCGCGGTGCCGGGTTCGCCGACTCTAGCACGGTGATCTGTAGCGCTTTGAGATTTACGTAATACTTCTCGTTATACTCGCGCCCGTTAATAACGAATCCGATTTCGACTAGATCACCTAGGTTTAGTTTCGCTACCAGCTCGGTCTTATCCTTCACGGTCTCAAACTGAATCTCCTGCGGGTATTTGTCCGCTTCGTCGCTTATCACGAATTCGCGCTTGTTAAAGCCGCTGCCGAACGTCTGCTCGTCCTTGATGACCGTCACGCGGCCTTTAATTGTAAATGTGCTCATAATGGGTGGTGACCGGCGGAATGCTGGCACCCAAAAAGCCCGCCGTGTGAGGGCAGGCTGGGGGCTGTGGGTGGTTTGGTTTCAGTTATCTGTTCCCGTAAATTTCAAGGTATTCACGTTTGATCCCAACCCAATTTTTAATTGTCGCAATCATTTGAAGTCTTGCCGCTTGAAATTCCTTCATTTCCCACTTGGCAAGTGTGCCGCTGTTGATTGCAGCCATTGTGCCGCGTAGAGTTGATTTTGCTTTTTCGATTTGATAATTTATATTGTCCATTCCCCCAACATGGGCGCATTGTGCAGGTCGTCAAGTCTTTGTGTGCACATTTATTTATTTATTTTTACGCGCCCCTAATTGCCGAGCCGTCCGCTCAGCGTGGCACGCGTGGCAAACCGCCTGCTGCGCACCGAATAGCAATGAATGCACGTAGTCGCCTAGAGTGTCCTGGATGCCCGCTAACGGCGTGATCCCGTCCACGTGGTCAATCTCATACACCAGGCTTGCTTTGGCGCGTTTCTTGCCGCTTTTGAGTTTCCGAAACTCCTTCTCCGATATTCCCATAGTGCGGGAGCAGGCCGCGCAATCTATGACGAAACGCATTTTGCCAGTCGCAGGGTTTAGCTCTTGGCGACGGATCGACGCGATGAATACGCGCCGTGACGTGTCGCGCCAGATTGGGCGCAGGTTGCCTTTGATCAGCGTGCGCAGTTTGCCGTCCGTGATGCCGGTTACGGGGTTGACTGGCTTGGCGTTTTTACGGGGCTTTTTTGGTTCCATAGTCGTGTCGTGTTTTCGTAGCTGCACCTTGCGCGGGTTCGTGCAGGTCTGTCAATACTTGTGTGCATATTTTACGAGTCAGCCAAAACAGCCGAAATCGCTTTGTCAGTCTCGTGCTCAAATATCCGCAGCATCCCGAGGGCATCAATGTCCCCGGCTTGGCACCGCTGAATGACTGTGAGCATTTCCCCACGTGAGCGCGGGGCTTCGGGGTGCCTCGGCTCGGGTTGCTGGTTTTTCTTCCCTGACGGAATTTCAGTATCATGTAGGGCGGCCTCGTATGCGGACAGTTTAATCACGTTTCCGACGATGCGGGCAGGCCAGCCTTTTTTCGGTGGCCAGCTTACGCCTATGTATTCGAGCGTCTTGCGCTTGTAGCCGCCTTTCGAAGTCTTCAGCATTTCGATGTCAGGGAATCCTAGTGTGATCGTGTCGGGGTCGTTCATGGTCGTTTCGTGGTAGTGTAGTTGGTTTCTGGATACGTGGCGGGATGCTACGTGGCAAACCTTATTAAAAATGCTGCGCCGGGCTACGGGCACGGTTCCCCCATACCCCAAAGCCTAAACCTTGAATTATGGGAGAATCGTGCTGTCCTTAAAAAAGAGGCCAAGCTTTTCGCTCTACCCCCGATGCTGGCCTCAGTTCCCGATGAGTAGGCATGATAGCAGGGTAGTGCACGCGATGACATTCCTGAAGCGGTCATCGAATCCGTATTAAGCAGTCCCCAGTTATGAGTTGACGACTGCACCGTAGGACTCGGGCTAATGGATCTCATCGCTTGCTCCTATAAACTGAGACCAAAAAAACCGAGACGCCTGCCAGCAAAATCTCGGTTTTAAAGTGTCACATTGGACGGGAAATATTTCGTGCTGGCAGGCTACGAGGTCGTTTCGATACTCCTACAAATGCAGCGAATCGCCCGCGTGTCAATACCTTATACGAAAAAAGAACCCCGGCTCCTATTAACTGCAAAGGGTTAAGGAAGAAGTCCCCGGGGAAAAATAAAAAGCGCCCCCACCTATTCAGTTAGTGGGGACGCTTAACACACGAAGAACGACTACGAAACCGTCTTTGCATCTGTCACTGTGCGTATTCAGATTGTGAATACAAGCCCTATTGCCATATTTTTTATTACAATGCCTTGACGCGCCGCATACCACGCTAGAAAGTGCCCTCCTATGGGACGACCGCGAATGACCGACAGGGAAAAGGCGACGAAGGCCGCCGAGCGAAAGCAGCAGCGAGCCGACCGTGGACTACCGCCGGTCATCGATGGCTACATAGACCGAGACCTCGAAGCCTACCAGGCGCAGCGGGCGAGCGAGGTCAAGGCTGCGCGGAAGCTGGCAGCGAGGCTGGCTGGTCAGCGGGCTGGTGCAATGACGGCGATTCTGCGGATGCGCGGAATCGCGGCTGAGTAGGGCGCGACTATTTATTTCATAAATATGCACACAAGTGTTTGACACGTGTGCAGGTCGGCGCATGTTGGGGGCATGGACAACATCGTAAATACAGCAGAAGAAAACGAAAACAAAGATAAGGCGCTGGTGCAAAAAGCCCAAGCTGCGCTAACTTACTGCCGCGACCGTGAAAGCGTTGCACGTCGCGAGCTTGCCGTAACAGTTGAGGCATCAAAAATTGCTAAAGAAAAAATGGAAAAAGTTTTTGCTAAATGCGAAGAGCGCGCTGTTGCCCGTCGCAAATCTGGTTTAATTGAAATGAATGCAGGATATTAAAAACATGAACACTATTAACAAAGCCCCAAATCGCTGGAAGTCGATCAAGTCAAGTAGGCCCCCAAAGGGCGTTGCTTTTGAAGTGCTAAATTTCGGATTTTACAAAGAGCAAATGTACTTAATCCAGCGAGGAAAATACAATGGCTACGGAATTGCAGGGGTCGAAAACGAGCCAGGCGAGCACTGCAAGCCATCTACGATTACGCACTGGCGAACACTTCCCATCGCCTGACGGCTCACACCATCACGAGCCCGAGTCAAGGGCTGGACTTGACGCCGCAAAACCTCAACCGTAGATGGGGCATGGCAGCCGGAAAGACGGCACGTTCTTTATCAATTTCAGGGCATTCACAGACGAGGTTTTTGTTTCCCTCTGCGCACACCGCGCCGTCTGCGTTTGCTCCCACCAGCAGCCCCCCGAAGGGTCTGATAATCCTATATGCAGTACACCGCGAGGAAGTGTGGGGGATCGCGGCTGGTGGACACTTTGCCATGCCATGACCAGACGGTCGTAAGATAAAGTGAATCGAAGCCCGAAGCATGTTAAGGGTAAGGCCGAGCCTTTCGGCGATGTGCGCGCTCCCGCCGTGCAGCAACTCAATAAGGCAAGCGGGGACACTTTCACACACACACACACGAACTATGACCGACAAACAGCCACCCCCCACCGAGCAGCCCACACACTGCGCCCGCCTCAGCCCATACGGCCGCCCCGCGTTCATCGAGCGCGAGCCTGACCGCGACAGCGAGCGCATGGAGGCGCAGAGGGAAGGCCGGCTGATGCCGAAGGCTCGGGTCAATTTCAAAGGGTAGTGATTTCATTAAATTACCAACTACTAAAATATTATGGACGGAAACATGTTTGCAGGTCTCGGAACGTTTATAGCGATTCTTTCGATATTCGGAATCTTCGGTGTGTGGAAACTTATCGAAATAATTATATGGGTGTTCACGAATGTGAGCATTTCATTCTAACAAACACTATGAAAACACGCATCATCTACATCAGCGGCCCGATCACGGGCATCCCGCTACACAATCGCCCCGCGTTCGCCTCTTCTGCTTACGAGTGGCGGCAGCTAGGCTACGCGGTCATCGACCCAGCGGTCAACTACGACGGCGCTTCTGCGGTCACCCACGCGCAGTATATGCGGCTGTCGATCGCGCAGCTGCTCTGCGTCGATGCCGTCTACATGCTGCGGGGATGGGCGCACTCTAATGGTGCGTTGGCTGAGCACGTAGTCGCGCAAGCGTTGGGGCTGGATATTAGCTATCAGTAAATAATCAATAAATATGCACAAAAAAGACTTGACGACCTGCACAACGCCGTCCAGAGTCTTGGTATCGAAGCGATTAACGCGACGAACACACACGATAGGAAACTACGAAATATGGAAAAAGAACGAGAAACAGGAAACGTGCTAAATGAGGCACACGGCGAAAACTGGTCAATATACCATTCCGACTGCATAGACGGAATGGAAATGCTACCCGACAACTCAGTCGATTTGTCAGTATATTCTCCGCCTTTTTGCGGAATGTATCAATACTCTTCGTCGCCTCGCGACCTTAGCAATTGCGACAACTACGAAGAGTTTTTTGAGCATTACGAATACGTAGTTTCGCAGATCGCGAGGACGACAAAGCCGGGTCGATTCACTGTAGTCCACTGCATGGACACTCCTAAGTCTGGAAGCTCTGCCACTATCGGCGGATACAAAGACTTCCCCGGCGACATTATCCGGCTACATGAAAAGCTAGGGTTTGACTTTTGGACACGCCGCGCCGTATGGAAGGAGCCTCTAGCCGTGCGCCTTCGCACGATGTCAAAAGGCCTCGCGCATAAGCAGATTTGCGACGATGCTACGCTGACTACGGTTGCGGGCGCAGACTACATTTTGGAGTTCCGCAAGCGGGGCGAAAACGCCGTGCCTGTATCGTATCCTACCGGATTGCATAGATACGCCGGTGCAAACAAAATCCCTACCGAAGCATTGGATTGGCGCGGATTTGTAGGCGATCAGAAAAAGAACCGCTTCTCTCATTTTATTTGGAGAAACTACGCATCTAGCATTTGGGATGACATCCGAATCGGCGAGGTGTTGCCATACGAGGAGAGCAAAGACCCGGACGACGAGCGACACGTTCACCCGTTACAGTTGGACGTGATTGAGCGAGTCGTTGTGCTAAGGAGCAACCCAGGCGAAATAGTAATGACTCCATTCATGGGAGTCGGATCGGAGTGCTTTGGCGCGGTTCTTAATGACCGAAAAGCCATAGGATTTGAGCTAAAGGAGAGTTATTTCAAGCAAGCCATTAAAAACATGCAAGAGGTTAAGTCGCAGTCGAACCAGGAGGATCTAGCACTATGAGCTTCGACATTTTTATAGGCGGCAAAACTCAATTTGCAAAGGAGGGTGGATTTGATGCCCTGTTCGTTCCCGACTATCTAAAGGACTTTCAAAAGTCCCTAGTTCAATGGTCTGTTCTTAATGCACGATGTGGGCTTTTCGAGGACTGCGGACTAGGTAAGACAGTTCAACAATTGGTATGGGCGCAAAACATCGCAATGAAAACAAACGGGCGCGTAATGGTATTGACTCCTCTATCTATAAGCGAGCAGACGGTAGAAGAGGCCGAAAAGTTTGGGATCGAAGCCGAGAGAGCGCGTGATGGAGTTTTACCAGATTGCAAGATAGTCATAACCAATTATGAGCAACTTCATAAATACGACTCAAAAGATTTTGTAGGATGCGTTTGCGACGAATCCAGCATCCTTAAAAACGTAAAAGGTAAGACCAAGATGGAGGTAACCGCATTTATGCGGAAAATGTCATACCGGCTACTATGCACCGCTACAGCATCGCCGAATGACTATATAGAGCTGGGAACTAGCTCTGAGGCTTTGGGGCATTTCGGATATATGGATATGCTTAAAAAGTTTTTCAAATCGGACGATGGAAGTATGGCTATTGGCGGTTCAGGCGGAAAGGCACGCGGAGGATCTAGGTCATTCGGCGGAAAGATGAGATTCAAAGGACACTCTCAAGAGGAGTTTTGGAGATGGGTATGCTCATGGGCTAGAGCTATTCGTAAGCCATCAGACCTTGGGTATGACGACACTGGATACGACTTGCCAGAGCTACGCGAAAACTTGCACCTAGTAAAATCTGAAACCGTAGCGGATGGGTTCTTATTCGCCCTCCCGGCGGTAGGACTATTAGAGCAACGGCAAGCAAGGACTAGGACTATCAACGAGCGGTGCGAGCTTGCCGCTAAATTAGTCGTTGATCGCGGCACTACGTCAGTATCATGGGTGTCAACTAACGCGGAATCAAGGATCGTAACTGACATGATACCGGGATCAGTTGAGCTTACCGGATCGGAGCTTGACGAAGTGAAAGAGGAAAAGCTTAAAGCATTTCGGAGAGGCGAGATAAAAGCATTGGTTACTAAGCCAAAGCTGGCAGGATTTGGGCACAATTGGCAGCACTGTAATCATCAAACCGTGTTCCCGTCTCACAGCTTCGAGCAGTATTATCAATGCGTGCGCCGGTCTTGGCGATTTGGTCAGACTAGTTCCGTTGACATTGATGTCGTGAGCACTCAAGCCGACGAAGCGGTGCTGAAAAACCTACAGCGAAAAACAAAATTGTCCGAAGAGGGATTTGACCGAATGGTTGACCTTATGTCGGATTTTATGAATCACGAAAGGAACGACTATAATCCATCCGTAAAAGCAATTATTCCAAGCTGGCTAACCTAGCCGACGAGCACCACACCGAACCCACTACGAACTATGCTTCACATGAATCACTCCCGCGAATCCCACTGCATGGATTACGCTAACTCACTCAAGCTCAAGATGGAAACAATGATGCGGACTGGCGACATTTGCGACGGCAACCGCAGCCGATCCGACTCCAGCACGGTTGACGCCGCAATGATCCGCGTCGGCAACGGTGAGCGTCCGTCTGCCGTCGCTGCCGATCTCGGCATCCATCCGCAAAGCATCTACTGCCGCACTGCGCGCGCTAGGAGAGCGGAGCTCGCGTGATCTACGCACTCGCACTCTACGCGCTCACAGCGTGCCTACTCGCCCCGTCTGCTGCTGCGCTTATAGTCGTGGTCATGTCGTGGCGGGCGGGCCTGTGAGCGTATCCATAAATCAACTACACACGACTATGAAAAACGAAACAATCAAAACATACGCGCTAGTCGCCAGCACAGGTGAAGCACTTCGACTTACGGAGGCTGGCGAATCCCTATATTTTCAGATGGGCCCTGACCTTGATTATATTGAGCTTAGGCTCTTGGCGATTAAGTTTAATTGCTTAAATCCCTATCAGGTGTTTAACGACAGTTACTTGCTGCAATTGCAGCACTGCTTCACCGTCACCGAGCTTGACCCGTGCCGCGCGCCAGCCGGCTGCCCGGAGCTGGCGCCGTGGCTGGCGTATGTGGGATTTGGCAAAGACATCCCCGAGTCAGAAGGGCAATATTACATGGTGGATTCACGCAGTCAATGGGTTGGCGGATTTGACGCACCCCGTAGCCACTACGCCGTTGACGTGCGCACCGCATGGACACAAAGGAACTACCCCGACCACTGCCGCATCCGCGCATACGTTGCGCCGTGCGCAATTGATGTAGCGTGGAATGCTCACTCAAATGGGGGCGCGTATACGTTTCCCCGCGAAGAGCACTTCCGCGCAGGGTGGAAAGCCGCAATGTCGCACGCAATCACTAACAGTAAGGAGATTCTCGAATCACTATGAAACTACCTACTCACATTCGCCACGACGGCTTTGATTACGATCAACTCACGCGCACCGCAGGGCATGCGCTATACCGAAAAAGCAAGGGCGCAGGGCATTGCAGCTACGAGGTCATTACGATCCAACGAGCAAAGGCCGATTACACTTGGCCAGTCGGCAAGAAGACACTGAAAGGAACGGAGTCTTACCCCTCGTCTACGTTGTGGGGGCGCGCTGGCTGGTCGTTTCAGACATTGCGAGAGGCAGAGGCCACTTTTGCAACCCTGACGGCAGCAATGGAGGATTGCGCACTATGAGCACGCCAACCACCACACCAACCACCACACCGCTGACCGACCGCCAGCTCATCGACGAAGGGCGCGGCTATGGGCACACGATCAACGCCGCGTTTTGCCGCAAGATCGAGCTGCGCATGCACGCCGCCGAGGCTGATCTTGCTGCTGAGCGGGCGCGGCTGGACTGGCTGCTAAGCGAAAGCGACGACTCCCTTGATCGGTTGGACTGCTGGAGCCGGTTTGACATTGACGCGATTTTAGACGCGGAGGGCGAACATGAGTGAAGCGCACAAATACAGATTCCGGCGCGTCAACGTGCCGAAGTTCGCGCTGACCCTAGACGGCATCGAGCTGGTGTTCACCGGCGAAAACACGGCGGGCGAGGCTATGCAGTTCTCGGCTGTCGTGACGTGGGCGTGGATCGGCGCGTTCGTGCGGGCTGCGCGGGCGTTCTGGTTTGTGGTTGATAAGCCGTCGCGGATTGCGGAGATGGCGCGGATTGAGAAAAACCTGTAAGTCACAGCGGCAACCGCAGCGACGGAAAAACCGCCTTGACTAGCTCGTGTAGGCATAGTCGCAGGCGGCGTGATTTGAGGTGCTGTTTAGCACAATACCAGTGCAGTTGTCGCTGCGTGGGCGCTGGCACTAGAGATGGCCAGCTTTGAGCTTCTTGACGATCGTCTTACTCTTGGTGTCCATCTTGCGCGACAGTATCGCCTTTAGTTCTTCGGCTTCGGTCGGGTTTTCGGTTTCCCATTCGCTAATCGCCGACACCATGGCCGCGCCTGTCTGCTTTAGCACGGCTCGCGATGTGCCTGCAATGGTCTGCACTAGCTGTATGACGAGCGGGATTAGCGCAGGCACTAGCACGCAAGCGACGACGATCAGCAGCACGACGACAAAGCCGCCTGCGCCCCATAGCGACAGTCCAGTGCCTTCCAGTGCCGTGCCTTCGCGCTTGTCGAGCCATGCCATCAAGTCGGCTAGATCATCCTCGTGTGAGCGGTTACCTTTGGTCAGTGCGGCGGAAACGTCGTTTGCTGCGAGGATAGGACGCTCAGGAGAGCCTACACGCTGCGAGAGGTCTATCGCTACGCCCTTTGCTTCTGCGGGCTGTTCTACGGCTTTTGACAAGTAGTCGGCGGCTTGGCGGATGTCCTCGGTAACCTCCTTGACCACGGGCGCGGCGACGTTGTCTTGGAAAATGCGCTTGCTCTGGAGTCCGACACTCGAACAACCTGCGCCCAGTATCAGGATTATGGATACAGTAAAAAGGGTTGTGATGTTTCGGAGTGTCATGGCGTTGGGATTGGTGTTGGCGGTTCGATTGGGTGGATATCTGTGACGTTAAATCTGTAGGCGATAGACTCGTCAGAGTCGCGCTCGGTGATCACGAAGAATCCATCGTCGGTCACGTAAATATCAACCGTTGCCATCGGCGTCGGAAGTGGTCGCGACGCACACCCTGCGCAGTGTATCAGGATTACGGATACAGCAAGTACGGCGGTGATGATGCGGTCGGTCATTGGTTGTCTCGCGGTATCTTGGCGATTTCAACGGTCAGCCCGATCACGGCATCAGTCAGTTTTTCGGTGGCCTTTTTGCCGTCCGCTTGCGTTTGCAGTATCGCGTCAATCGTCGCGTCTTGTCGCTCGTCTGCCATGCTGCTTGCCTGCACGGCTTTTTTGAGGTCGCGGGCTTCGGTGCCTGCGTAGATCGATACCATTCCTAAAAATAGTAGCGATCCTACCAGTATTAAGCTCGCGTATTTGTTCGGGATTTGAATCGTGTTGGATTGGTTTGGCATGGTCTTAAATTATCCGTTTGAATTATTGATCCAAGCTTTTGCGGTAGCAATACCTAGACGCTCTTGAGTCGCGGCATCTATATGGCTAGCGTCTTCCCATGTGGCTGTAACACCTTCGGGAGAATCGGAATCCACCCAGATATTAGCTGAGCTTAAATTTGCAACGGTCACCTGTGCTGCGCGGACTTCATTCTGACCTGGTTTATCTCCACCGCCCTCACCATTACCATTCCAATCAGGTGACCGTATAATAATAGCGCGAGTGGCGGAAGTTGCCCCTGTTACATTAGCGCGTAAATCTTCAAGTAAGCGAGTAAGGTGCGTTTGATACATGCCAGCTAAATCTTGTGTGTAGCCTCCTTCTGAACCCGTGTAGTTTGAATCCTCTGCGCCTTGAAACCACACGAAATAAATACGAACGGAAGAGCCAGAATCTTCCTGTATTTTGGCAAGCCTTGCATTAACATAAGCAATCATTGAAGCCCACTGATCCGCGTCACCTGGAGGCAAGTCGTCTTGGGGGTCTAGTAGTCTGCGGCTTTCGGCTAAAAATGACGCAACAGATGTTCCTCCGATGGCAAATCTTACTATGTTTATATTCCTACTGCCGTGAGTGGCATAGAGATAACGAGATAATCCAACATTAGGGCCGAATCCTGTAACTGAGCCAGACGGGTAATAATCTAAAAATCTGCCATAAAATTCGTCACTGCCCCCTAAATTTCGTTGCTCAAGGAGGTTACCATCGTTTGCACGAGTTGTTGCTGATGTCCCATCTACATTACGCCCAACCATATTTGATTGACCTAACATAATAAAAACATCCTTAGGCTTTTTTAATAGAGCATTTAGTTTTGCATCAATCCCCGCTTGGTTTGACGTTTGATCAGATGCGTAAATTATTAAGACCTGAACTTTTCCATCAATAGAATCAAACCCATTATTTCGGGAAAAAGCACGGGAAAAAGAAAACGTGCCAGAAAGCGACGCGGTTCCCCTAGAAAAAGTTCCTGTTCTGACGTTATTTACATTTGCTGCTGTCCTTATGTGCGAAAGCCTACGGCGATCATTAGAGTAACCTACATTGATATTAACTGTTCCATCGCCATTAACAATTTCCCAATTTCCCGAGGTTTCTACTGCGCGAAGTCGAGGGTTAGGTGACCCCGTTGCCCCTAACAATGTACCGTTTCCTCCTACCCCATACTCTACCACCGAAAAAACAGAAAACGCTCCAGTCAAAGAAACGGTTGTCTCAAAGTCGTAGAAACTGGTTCCCGTGGAAACCCCGCAAGGCATTTCTTGCTGTGTGAGCAGCACACCCGCAGCAACTATTTGATGCTGCGCAGATCGAGTCGCTTGCACTAAATTATTGGTATTTCCAGATTGGTCGTAATAAATAAAAATCCACGCTCCGCCCGATTGAGACCATGTAGCAAGGTCTCCATTTATGATTTCTTGATAAGTAAAATCTCGTCGAGCTTCGTCGCTGTTCCGCTGTGCGTTAATTGTAGGCGAGCCTGACGCAAAATCTTTCGCCAGTGCCATCGGGGAGTATGCTCCTGCTGCTCCGGGGTAGGCGTCAAGTGGGCTTGCCCGCTGCCCGAAACTTCGGACGATGCCGGTGACTGTCGGGCGGACGATGCTGCGGACTATGGGCTGCACTGGCATTAGCGGAGGTCGCGGAAGGTTGAGATTGAAACGATCACGCTGGAAGAACCGCCTGCGTCGGTCATGGTTGCGCGAAACAGGCACTTTGCCACATCGATGTTCTCGGCTTTGTTGTCCGTAGCTGCAAACGCCGTGCCGTTGGAGTCAGTCAAGTCGTGGTATGTGGTGCCGCCGTCCCATGACGCTTGCATGGTTACGGTCGCGCTGTCGAACGTGCCAGCCGCGGAGAGTGTGTAAGCGCCGTTTGCGGCGATTGGTGTGGTGCTGCCGTTGGCAGTGAGTGCGGGAAGTTGGCTCATGGTAGTGTATTAGGATTATGGATACGTTTTGTCAAAGTGATTCGCGGCGGTCGGCTACACGGTGAATGCGGTGTTGGTGATCGCAGCGCCGCCTGCCAGCGTGATGTCGGAATCAACCGCGTGTGTTTGGTTGAGCGAGCCCTGCACGTAGACGGTCTGTGCTGATGGCGCGTCGATGCTCTTGGCGGTGCCGCTGCCGTTCTTGGCCGTGATGATGGTGCAGTTCTTGAGCTGCACATTGCCCGTGACGCCAGTGCCGTAATTGATGCCGATGGTTGCGCCGTCGCCACCGACGGTTGTGGCTGTGAGGTCGCAGTCGACGGCGTTGAGTGTGCCGCTCCAGTTATTTGAGATGTCCACGATCACACCGTTTGACTGGGTGGACTCGATGCGGCCCGTGATGGTGAGGCTGCCTGATCCTGACAATCTGACGGGGCGGTCTGTTGAGGTGAAGTTTGCGCGAGTGATTGTTTGCACGCCGGCGCTGCAAGCAATAAAAGTGCCTGCGTTGCCTGCGTTTTGCACTCCGCCGGAGCAAGAAATAGAAGTGCCTGCGTTGCCTGCTGTCTGCACGCCGTTGTAGCAAACAATATTATCGCCAGCGTTACCTGCTGTCTGCACGCCGTTGTAGCAAACAATATTATCGCCAGCGTTACCTGCGGTTTGCTCGCCGTTGTAGCACTCAATATAAGTGCCCGCGTTGCCAGCGGTTTGCTCGCCGCTAGAGCAATAAATAGAAGTGCCAGCATTACCTGCTGCCTGGATTCCGCCGTTGCACTCAATATAAGTGCCCGCGTTGCCAGCGGTTTGCTCGCCGCTAGAGCAAGTAATAGAAGTAACCGCATCCATCCGCGCGAAATTCATCACCGCGCTGGCATGATTGCAAGTGAGCGACTGCGCCAATCCGCTGCCGTAAATAGTAATCCCAGTCACCACGTTAAACGCTGGCAACGTTGCGCCGTCCAGACCTTGATAGTAGACGCCGTCCACGCCACCGAGCGCGGTCTCTGCGCTGTAGTCGCCAGCAAACACCATGATAGTGTCGCCGCTCACCGCCACTGCCTGCGCTGCGTTGACGGTCAGAAACGGTTTGCGGATGTCGTGAGGGTCGAGGCCGGTGCGGGTGTCGGTGCCATTCTTAGCCACGAATATCGTATTGCCGATCAGCGAGCGGCTACCTGCAATGGCTGCGGTCACGTAAGCCTCGGTTGCAGAGGTCGGAAGGCTTGCGCCGGTGAATGAGCTAGTGTCGGCTACGGCGGGCAGGATGCGGCAAGGGACGGAGCAAAGGATGGTGTCGTCGGCCTTGACCTCGAACACGACTTGAGCGCTGCGGTCGTCGTTGAGCAGTTGCGCCACGCGGGCGGTTGATGCGTCGAGCGTGCCCGTGAACGTGGTGCCCGCTGCTGTCCATGTCTCGCTGTAGATTGCGGGCTGACGGGCTACGCGGATGATCTGCTGGCAACGTATGGTTGATGTGCCGGTCACGTAGAGGTTTGGGATGACGCCAGACTCAGGGAATAGGTTTAGGCTTTCGGCGGCCAGCGCATCTTGAGCGCCAGCGGTGTCAAAGATAATGAGCCACATGCCGTCACCGAGTTTCTGCGCCTTCACCTTGTCGCCGTATGGCCCTGCGCCGGAGTTCATGCGGTTGAGCGCCGCCTCAAGTGCAGAGGCCGACGCGCCGAAGCTGATAGCCTCTGAGGTGATTGCGCCAGCGGTCAGGGTGAACTTGCCAGTCTTGGCGGTGCCGCCCCGCACAGACACGCCTACGCGCATTGCTACGGCTGCGTCACCGCTGCGGCTGTCGTAGCTACCGTCGGTATTGATCAGGTGCAAGATGTAGTCCTGATCGGCACCCTGCACGAACTCGCGGATTCGGGCGGACTCAGTTGGCCGCTTGGTGCCTGTCACGATTGCAGTTTCGAGGCTGCGGGCTTCGGTGTTTATGTAAAGGTCGATTGCCATTGTGTATCCATAAAACGGATACGGCGGCAAATGTCAATCTTGCGGTTACTGCGGCGCAATGGCGAAAAGCACTTCCGTAGACGCCTCGCTCTTGATATGTATTACTGGACTGACTGCGCCTTGTTGGCTCGTGGTAATGCTTCCCCATCCCGTATCGCCGTCAGTGGTGTGGGTGGGTTAAGTGGTGTAGGTGTAAAATTCTAGGTCGGTAATGTCTGAGCCTAATCCAGAAGAACCCGTTTCAATTTTTAATTTGAGCAAAGGTATTCCGCTAAAAGTAACTTCTGACACTGTTATGTAAGGTGCTAAAGAGCCGTAATCAGTAGCCTTGTAAAACGTTGTGATAATTGTGTGAGCAAACTGAGAACCACTATTTACTACAAAACCGTAAGCAAATCCAAGTGGTTGAGCAATAGAGTCAATTTTCATTCCATACCCCAAAAAGTTGTCCTCGTCAGATGTGTCCCCATCATAATATTTAACAATGCAATTGCTTTCCAATCTAGCAGATATTCTTGAATCATTAAATCCATTTCCTAATTCAGTGTCTTTTTCTCCCGTCCGGCTAGAATTGCAAACCCTCTGTGTTGGCACCACTTCTGAGTAATCAGAGTCATCGCTTGTTTCATTACCATTTTCAGAGTTGTAGCGAATATCATCTCCGATTCGAACGTCATTAATTGGAACGTTTTCCAGTGTATCAACATCAACTATATTAAAAAATCCTATTATTGCGTTTAGATTCCAGTAGATAGCGCAAGCCTGACTAAGTGTCCACGGTGAAATATTGTCATAATCAGAAACGTCAACTTTATCCAAGCAAAACGAAAACCCGTTGCCACTTCCTAGTGCATTAAATGATGTTGCAGTTGGCATTATACGGCGTCTCCAATCGTGCCTACTACGGTTCCGTTTGTCGGGACTCCGTTAATGCACCATATTACATCAATGGACTCGCTTCCCGCACCTCCCGCACCTCCCGCTGTAGTTATAAGCTCCACCTTCGCGTCGCCTACTACGAGCTTCGGCGATTCCGTAGATGAGCCCTCCCTTACGGTCATTCCGTTCAGCGCATTGATCGCTCGAATTACCTCGTTGAGCTTGTTGTTTTTGGCGAGCGATCCGCTCGTGACTTCCTTGATGCTGCCCATTATAGCGCCCTCACTTTCACATCGGCCCGCTGAATGATGTTGCCCCGGAAGCGCGTCACTTCGGATGCTACGACTAAGTATTCGCCCGCCGTGACTTGCGCCTGGTAGGTCACTCCATCGGGGATCGTGTTAACGTCTAGCGTGCTGACGGACTCGCCAGTGCGTGCCGAGAATGCGGTGAACGTATCAGTCTCATCGACATCGTCAAAGGTGGTGATACCCGGCGTAACGCCGGGCAGGTAGTAAGTGTAATCTATTACCGATCCGCTAGGTATTGATTTCTGCGCACGCGGCTGAATGGTCAGCTCGGTTAATGTCCCGTCAACAAAGGTTGTCCCGATGTTAATCGCGGGGATCTTGACGACGCTCGTTGTCGTGCCAGGCAATGCGTGTGCCATGCCTTGCACACTGAGCGTAATCGCGCCGATAGTGCTGTTAATTCTGTAAGCGATGACATCCCCCACCGTAACCGTGTTGGTGGCTGGTAGTGACGTGACGTTCGATGCGGTTGACGGTGAGCTGACGGTGCGGACGGTGCCGTCGGTAGAGTCAGCCCTGACGCCGGGATAGGTGAACGCGTAGGTGCCGCCGAATACGTTATTGCGGGTAACCGGGATGTTGGAAAAGATTCGCTCAAACTGGACGATTGCGCCATCGATCGATTGCGGGGTCGTGTCACCGACGTAATAAGCGGCTGCATCAGCGGTAAACGGTAGGGCGATGACATCGGCATTTGATGCGCTTGCCATCGTCGTATCGAGTGCGAGCGGTGCGTAGTCTGCACGGTTAACCTTGCAAACGAGGTGGTATATTTTCGTAGCGTTATCGCCCTGCTCAATAAATGGATATTCGACGTAGCTGTCGGTTGTCGCGCGAGGCGTCGTAAAATCGCCGTGGGTGTATGGTATGCTCATGGGTTTTTCTTTATCTCCAATTCTATTGATTTAAGAACTGATAATTGCTCTTGCGGTAGATTGTCGGCCTTGCCAGTTGCTGCGCCCTCGTCGCCAGCCTTGCCGCCCGCGCCAGTTGATGCCCGCCCGCGCATGGTGTTGTTCCCCGCGAGGGTGAGACCTGCAGCGCGTTCGCGCTCGTCCATCGTGGGCGTAGGCCCGAAGCGTGACTCACGGGTGCCCAATCCGACACTCGTAATGCGGCCTGTTCTGATGTTGCCGCGCACGATGTCGCTTGGTTGGTTGGATCTGCCACCCGTTGAGCCGCCTGTTGAATTGCCCTCACTGCTGCCAGTCGATTCGCCGCTGCTGCCACCTCCTGATAACTCAGCTTTGATCTGTTTGTTTGCTATGATGGTCGCCTCGCGCTTGGTCGCGCCAGTTTTATTCATTATTTCGAGTATGCGCTCGGCTAGTTTTATTCGATTTCTTAGTGCCTCAGCCAATGCGTCTTCCCCTCGCGTCTCCGCTTTGAGCGCGGCAAGCTTCATGTCCATCAGCTTTTTTTGCCGCTCTAGATCGCCTCCATCGGCCATTGCGTCACGGATAGCCTTGCGAGCCGCTTCCTTTTCATCTTGAGCAAGTTTGAATTCGGCGCGGGAAATCTCAAGCAACCGCTCTTGCTCGTCCGCTTTCGCATTCCAGAATGCTGCGTTTTCCTCAGCAACCTTTGATTCGCCGTTTACGCGCTCAGCGAATAAATCTGCAAAGCTTTTCTTATTTTCTTCAGCACGCTTTTTCTGGATAGCATTGATTTTTTTTTCAAGATTAAGTTGCTCAGTCATTGCCGCCGAACTTTCTTCAACGCTTGCAAAAGGGTTAAGCTCAGCAGCTTTAGTTTTAAGCTCTGCAAGAAATAGCAACCCGGTCAAAATAGCTGTTTCAATCCCTGATTTTAATCGTAGAGATACTAAGTCAAATGCTGCTCCGAAGCCTGCTTGAATGCCGCTCGCTGCGTCAACTAAGAAGTCAATTAGCCCCCCGCCAAACCGACCGAGCACGGCCATAAGTTTGAAGCCAAGGGCTTTAATTGCGGCACCGTCGGCATCGCCAGAAATTAGATCGCCTACAAATATCGTTGCTCTGCTTTTAAACTTTTCAATCGAGTCGGCTGCTTTATCGAGAGCCGCCTGAGTTTCCGCGCTCATAATGCCGAATGCTGATTCAATGTCTTCGGCCATCTTACCGTAGCCGTCTTCGTCTAGGCGCTTAAATACCTCGATTAAGCGGGGTGCGTTGCGCTGTCCGAAAATTTCGATTGCCGCCGTCAGGGCGCCTTGTTGATCTGCCGCTCCCGCAATGGCCTTGCCGATGGTCTTGAACTGATCCTCGGGCTTCATGGCTCGCAAGTCGTCAACGTTAAGCCCTAGCCGCTCAAAAGCTCGCACGTAGGTAGTCAACCCCTCAGAGCCTTGCACTACGGCTTTCTGCATGATTAGGATAGCCTTCTCCATGCTTTTAGCGTCGCCGCCGGCCTCGATCAAAGCGCCGCGGAAAACCTGAAATTCTTCGGTAGCAAACCCTGTAGATATGGCAATGTCGGAAAGCTCAGAGCCGAGTTGTATAGCGTTGCGGACAAGTAACGCTACGCCCGCAGCGGCGGCTGCAAATCCCATTTTAGCGAGCTTATTAGCTGCGCCGAGCGCGGACTTGCCGAAACCGTTAATTGCGCCTGTAGCGCGCTTGATGCCGCCCTTAAACCCAGAATCGTCTAGGTTGAATTTTACTGTTATATCTTCACGAGCCATTATTCGTTTTCCTCGGTCTTTGGTTCATTCAGCTTTTCTAGGATCGCACTTGCTATTTGTCGCAGCGAGTCCGGCTCAAGCGGGTCATACTCTGGCACCGTCGCAATACGCGCCGCCTTCTGGCACTGGAATATTTTACTCATAGGCCAGTTGCAAATCGTGTCCGGCGTGCATCCGTATCGGCTGGCCAGCTCGTCAGTCGCGCTAACGCATCCCTCGATTGCTGGCATCTTATTGCTCCGCTGAACGCCGCTGCCCTTGGTTGCTGTTTGCGGTGACTCGTCGAATGCCTCCGCTACGTGCTCGTATACGGCTGTCAGGACGCCTACTAGGTCGGAGCGGCGTATTGCCCTACGGACGCGGCGCTTAGCCCACCACGCGCTCACTGTCCTACGGGAATCGTATGCTGTGCTGTTTCTCCATAGATAAGCGAACACGTCTGGCTCGCTTGGCTCGGTTGCGTTGACAAACGCGTTGCCGCTCACCTTGAGGTCAACCCAAGCTAGCATCGTTAACGGGTGTATCGATATTCCGAATACAGATGAGACGCCGTAAACAGACGACCACGACATGAGGCGAGCCTCAATGATGCGCTCGCGCTCTGCGGTGTAATGCTCGCTGAGTTGGTTTATGGTTGGCATTATAGGTTACGAAAAACCCCCGCCCGCACTGGGCGAACGAGGGTTAAAAGCGGTTGTCGTTTGGTTACTTTACCGAGGCTGCGGGCTTCGGCGCGGGCTTTACTTCCTTCGCGAACCCTCCGTCAATGAGCTGCTGTGCAACCCCGTCGGAGATGGTGTGAACGGTGCCGACTTTTTGCCAGACCCCGCGAATGCTGCGTGTTTGTGTTAGTTCGATGGTCATGGGATTATGCTTGATAGGCTTGCAGGAGAACGGGCACCTCGAAAGTGTCGAACGTGTCCTTGTCGCGGTTATTAGTCACGCCAGTTGTAACGAGCGTAGAGGCAGTGCCGCTGCGATCGTAGTCGTAAGTGAAGCTTTCACCAGCGGGCGGAAAAGCGGTAGTAGTCAAGGCACGTTGCAGCGTCAGAGATCCTTGGATCTTTCCAGCGGATACGCGAATCATGAAATCAGCGGCGTCACCGTTTGCGTCGGTGCGCTCAATGACTCGGGTTTCTATTGAGGCGAGAGAAACGGCGTCAACCTTGTAGGCTACGCTGTTAATGGTGACGCTTTCAAAGCCTTGGGGCAGATCAGCGACTGATGGGAATGGAATAGCCATGGTATTATGTGGTTGGTTGTGAGTTTATAAAATGCGTTGTATCCAGAATCATGATACAGGCCACGCATTTGGCAAGATTGAAAATTGACCTGCAAAGTTGAGCGTCGTGATGTCCGTGTCGGGGGCTTCAACGTCGTATTCGGCAGCCTGCGGGACGAGGAATTGTAACTCGTAGAGAGTAAGGAAGCCTTCGAGGTTGCCCCCGCCGCGCGCCTGCGAGACTGAAAGCCACTTGCGGACTAAGCCGACGCGCTCTTGATGCAGCGTGTTGATGCTTGCGGTTGAGCTCTCGTCCTCTGAGTGCCTGCGTGTGCGTATAACGATTGATACGGCGCAGGCATACTGATCGTATTCCTGCGTGGTTCCGTCGGCCTTGTATCCCACGTGCTCGGTGCTCGTGCCGACTTGGAACTGCGCGTAGATCAGGTTGTCGTCGGCGGTTTCGGTGGCTTCCGATACAGTCGTTTCGAGCGCTTTAGCCTGTAGCCATGCGCGAAACGATGCCTCCATATTGCCCTCGAAGTTGTAAAGTTGCTGCTCGGATGTTGCTGCCATTGTGTATCCGTTTTATGGATACATTAAGAAAAGTCAAGAACTCTACTTAAACCCTGATTTCTTTGCAGACTGCCGAGCGAGGTCTTTCATCCGCTTAACCATAGACTTCAGCCGATTGCTAGTAACCCGCTTGATGCTGCGCAGCGGAACCTGTATGCCCGCAGCGCTTGCTGAGTAGGTGGCTGTCGGGCCTTTGGAATCAACTACGATTCGCCCAGTGCCGCCAGACTTGGCGACGTGTTTTTTAACCCATACGGGCGCGCCCGTCTTGTTACCCGGGTCAAGCTTCTTTGCCGCCCCGAAAAACGACGCCTTTGCAGTGCCGATGGCACGGATGCGCCATGCGATGTAATCTTCGAGCATGTCCTCATCTACCCACATCGTGTCAATGCTCTGCTTGTGGGACGTGCGCCCGCTTGATGGTCTGCGGTGCTGCTCGTGCCATTGGTGTATATCTTGCTTATCCATCCCGATGCGAGCGTAGGAGTATCGGATTATGCGCCCGCTACGGGTTCGTATCTCTCTATCGGTAAATCCTATTCCAAACGTTTTTTTGCAAAAATCAATCAACCCCGGTTTTTTGGGGCGGCAGATATTGAGCATGTCTCGCCGGATAGCTTCCACGCCCTGAATGTAATCAGCTTTCGTGCCGATAGACTTGCCGCCGGGGAACCGCACGAACGGCGGCGTGCGTTTGGCCATATCGATTGCGTGTAAAGCTCCTTGCTCTTGCACTAGGTCGCGCTCAACTATATTGAGTCGCCTAGCCATCTCTTTGATCTTGCGGCGATAGACGCTATCATCGAGCGTGATGCCTGTTTTACCCTTAGCCATTACCGCGTTTCGCTCCCTCTTCGGTTAGCGACAGCTCTACGTGTCCCGCGTCCGTGCTCACGCTGACGACGTAGTAGGTCTTCTGTGTCTTGTGGCGGTAAACGCGGCTCTTCTGCTTGGGCACGGTTTCAAGGGACGCCATCGCGACGACAGCGCGGGCTGTCACGTTCTCGGTGTCGCCGTGCCGCGTGAATCCGACCTGCATGTCAAGGCTGTCGAACGTGCAATCAACCTTTGCTGCGGTGTCGCTGCCGAAGCTGATAGGATCGTTCATCTCAGCCGAGAACTCGGGTGCGGCGATGGAAAAGAAGTCGTCAAAATCGCTCATGCGTGTAGTTGTGGACTGGATCCGCTGAAATGGCAAGACGCGAAAAAGCCCCGCATTACTGCGGGGCTGTGGGGTCGCTAGGGAAACGAGTTCACTAGCTAGGCGTTCTACTGAGATAAATCTTTAAGCGTCTTTATTGCACAAAAAAGGAGCGCCCCTTCCGAGGCGCCCCTTCCGCTGTATTTACTATCTCGTTACCCCTAACGAAAATTATGCTGTTTGCGGTGATCCGATCAAGCTGATCGAGATCGGAAACGCGGGATCTGAGTCACCGGTGATAGTGCAGCGCGCGAACAAATACCGATCGGCTTTGCGCGTGTCCACGGTGGCCGTCTGTAAGCTGCCGACGTTGGTCGCTGTGATGGTCGTGTCGAGCGTAGCGGCCGATGCATCGCCGATGCTAGTGGTAGCACCGGTCATCAGCGAAATCGGAAACGTCGAGTCTGTCGCGCCCGATGTGATGTTGCCGCTGTTGACGACGACGACCACTTGGCCATTGAAGTCGCGAAGGTCAATACCTGCTCCGTCCACTGCGCCTGTGCGCAATGCTGCGGGGAGAACTGACACGTTGGTCAGCGATGTTACTTTAGTAGGAATACTCATGGTCTTAGATTATTTTGTGGTTGAAGTTTTTGAACGACTGACTTTGCGGCGAGGGGCCTTTGCTATACGGGATGGAATCAAAGGCCCCTGATCGTCATTGTCACTCGGCGCAGGCAGCGGCTCGCTGTATGTATCCGCTTTCCCGATACGGATTAACATACGAGCGTCTGATTCAGTTGCATCGATAACGTCGTCAATGGAGACGTGATTACCGCCGCAAACTGTCGGCTGAGTGATTATGATTTTCATGCTGCGTGGTCGGTCAGTGGTTACTGGTTGCCTGCGTCCGAAGACACGACAAACGAGGCGGCGTGGCGGACAGCGAAATCGGTCAGCAATTGGATTGTGACTTCGATCTGCCCAGTCTTCTTGAGACTGTAAGGATCAACTACGACGTCCATGCCGTCCCAGTCGCCGAACAAGCAATCGTTGAAGTTGCCGTAGATCATCTTGTTGTCGGGTATCTGGTTGCTCGACTGGCAAGGGCGACCAACGACTTGACCTTCGTCAATGTTGCCCATCCATAACCACTGAGCAGTTCCGGCTTCGGAGGTGATGCCCATCCATGCGCCAGCAACTGCGGGCGATGTAAGGTAGTTCAGCGATCCGCGTGATGCGTTGGCAGTTGCGACGGCTGCCTGAAACTCGATTGCCTTTGCGCGGGTTGCAGTTGCGCCGAACGTCACAGAGCCAACGCCGGTCGTGTTCATGATGCCTTTAGGCTGCCCGCCCACCCCAGTGCCAGCGATGCCAGCAAGGTCTTTAGCAAGTGCCAAGGCTGTCATCAAGTCATCACGTATAAATGCCTCTACGCCGATGCTGGACTGCGTTAGCAATTGCTTGCTGTATGCAGTGTTGCCGACTAGGCGCTTGGGAGTCATTCCGATTTGCCCGAATGCTTGATCCGAAGCGGTAGCTTCACCTTTTTCGTTGAGCCAATATGCAGTCGCTCCACCGGCGACGGTGGGAATTGCTACGTCTCCGCGTAAGCCGGAGAGCGTGCGAACGCCTAAGCTAGAAAGCACAGAACGATTGCGGA